ATCAACCGTCACCGAAGATGAGGTGACACGGCTAGGACCAGACGGGCCGCTCACCACCTCAACCTCATACGAGACAGGCCTGCCAAGCGGTGCATCAAAATCAACAACATACGAAGCATCAGACATCGGCAAACGGCGGGCGCCGCGGACAGGGGATCGCTCCCCGTCAGCAGTGCGCCACACCGAAACAACCGACGCCCCAATACCGAGGCCGGTGATCGTAACCCCAACATGCGGGCATGGATCCGACAACAACGCCTCAACAGATACAGCGGTCATACGCGCCTACCCACTCTCATGTATTGGGAATCGGAATCGGCGGACTGAACAACACCAGAAGCGGTATCAACCAAGTAGCCCTCAAACTCGCGGCCACCAACCATTAGCGCCATACGCGACGGGAACTGCTGGGCTGGTGCCGCGGACAACGCAGCCGCATACGAGCCGGAACCGAACGATGGGATCGCGGGGACGCTAACGAGCCCTGACATCGTGCCGTCGATCTTGCCCTGCATCGCGTCAACGCCATCAAGCAAGCCCTGACCAATGTTCTGACCGAAACCCTTGAATACGCGCGAGGGGGAATGGATGCCCAGCGCGATTTTGAACGGCTCAACAATCCAGCCTGGCAGCAGCCCGAGAAAGAAATTACCGATGGTGCCAGCGAGGGACTTGATGCCGTCAAACAGGCCCTGCACAATGTTCTTGCCAGCATCAAACAACCATTGACCCGCACCCGAGAGTGCATCCATAATTGCGCCCGGCAACCCCTCGAAGAACTTCCCCACACCGCCGATGAAGTCGGACACGCCGCGGGTTACGTTGTTCCACGTATCCGCGAAGAACCGGCCAATGTTACCCAGTACGCCACCAATGAACCCGAGCACAAGATTCAGGCCGCTGCTGATGACAGACCAGACAATTGAGATCGCCCCGCCGATTAGGGCGACAATCGTGTTCCAGATGCCGCCGAAGATGTTTTGGATTCCCTCCCAGACCTGGGACCAGTTGCCTGAGATGACCCCAGTAACCGCCTGGATGACGCCCTGAATGATCTGCATGACCGACGTGATGACGCTTGCGATCACATTGAACACGGTCACAACTACGGGCATTAGCGCCTGGATGATCGGGATAAGAAGCCCCATGATCATGGTCACGAGCGGTGCTATGGCGGCAATGATGTTCCCGAAGATCGAGACCAACGGCGGCAGAATTGTTGAGACGAGGTTGATGACAATGGGCGCGAGCTGCGACATGAGCGACGTGATCAGTGGGGCAAGTTGCGTGATGATGCCAGCGATGACAGGCGCAAGAGTTGCGAGCGCGGAGCCGAGTAGGGTCACGATCTGAGACACTGCTGGCATTACGCCTATCGCCATCTGCGAAAGCTGCGAGATGAACATGCTCACGACAGGCATCAGTGCCGCCAGCGTCGTTGACAGAGTACCGGCGATGGTCGCGCCGAGCTGCGCAAAGAGTCCAAGCAGTTGCGGGAGGATCGGCTGAATTGCCTTAAAGATTAGCGACAGTGGGGAGAATGCCGATAGCAGTGAAAATACCTGCGGAATCAGCGGGCCAAACGACGCAACCAGAGACGCGACAACCGGCCCGATGCCGTCGAAAGCCTGCCGGGCAACCAGCCCGATTCGCTCCATGACGCCAGCGAAACCGGAGGACGTAATGTCGCTCCCGCCAGCCTGGAACGCTGCGCCCATAGCCGTGAACCCGCCAGTGAGCCCGCGAATCCCCGCAAGCGCTCCTGTCATGACGGGTCCAAGGGCGGAGGAGAGTGCACCCGTGATAGCAGTCACCGCAGGTAGAAGCGCCGAACCAATCGCGGCCTTGCCGTCCTGCCACTGCGCGTTGAGTACCTGCTGCTTGTGCGCGAGCGTGTCAGTCTCGCGGCTGAAGTTGCCGTGTGCGTCCGCCGTCTGCTTCATGATCAGCGAAACCGTCGCGGCCTGGTTCGCCTCAGCAGACAGCGACCCGCCAACCTTCGTGAAGCCAAGAGCCGCAGCTTCCGCGTCGATCTTGGCTTGGTTCAGCGATACGCCGTAACGCTCAATCGGGTCACGCTCGCCCTTCAGCGCCGAGGACAGTGCGTCAACAGCGTCCTGAGTGGTGCCGCCGAACATTGACGCGAGGTCGGCGCCGGTCGTGATGAGGTCTTTTGTCTTCGGCCCAAGCTCATCCATGGCGGTGCCGCCGTTTTTGAGCTGCGAACCGATCAGCGTGCCGAGGTTATTGAACTCGTTCTCAGTCAAGCCAACATCGGTGGACGCAGACTTCGCCCAGTCGTGCATCTGCCCGGCGGAACCCTTGAACACCGTGTCAATGGCGCCGACGCTCTGCTGAAGGTCGCCGGCGGCAGATATGGCACCCTTGACGAACGAGCCAACCGAGAGAGCCCCAGCAGCCGCCGTGAGGATCCCGCCGAAACCAAGGCCAAAACCCTTGCCCGCAGACTTGCCAGCACTCGCGCCCGAACCCTCAGCGCTCCCGAACGCCTTCTTAATGTCCCCAGACAGAGTGTTGGTGCCCAAGCCAACGGAGATAAACGCGGATCCAAGTTCCGTTGCCACAAGGCACCAACTCTCTATGTAGTTACCAACCGAGCCAATCGCGGATCGTGTCGATGCTTTCGGCTTGACCGCCGAACTTCTTCTTGTCCGGCACAACACCAGGCCGCGGAATCTGCTTAGGCCGGTTCTTGTTCTTCTGCCCGTCTTTCGACTGCATCCAGTTCCCGGCAATCACCGCATCGGCGACTACCGCGAGAAGATGCTCAGACAGGCCCCACGGCGCCGCATCAGGGTTCATCTCCCGGAATAGGGCCGACGTTGCCGGCTGATACTTGACCACGTCGCGCAGGTCAGCCCAAGACAGCACAAGCGGCACATCAGTGACCCGGTAGCCGATGCTCAGGAGGTCATAGTTCAGGGCTCCCCTAAACTCCCTAAGGAGCGTTAGGAGCCCTCGGATTCCCCCACGGTCACGCCGCTGTCGGCCTGCCAAGCGCCGATGAGGGCTGTGAGCTGGTCCTTGTCGAGCGTGCGGATCGCTTTGCCGATGGGCGAATCCTTCTCGCCGAACACGGAAAGGTAGGGGCCGATAGCGTTCTCCGGGGCGTTCTCGACAGCCTCCAGGACACCAACGGAAAGGTGCTCGAACTTGGGGACGCTGTAGCTCTTGGCGCCGACCTTGAACTCGAACACGTTCTGCTTCAGGGACCGCTTAGCTGCGGGGACTTCATAAACCATTGGGTGACTCCAAAAGTAGGGTGACTGATTAGACTGGGCGACTATTGGGGGTGGAACCGTGGGGCGGGGAGTCACCACAACCCGCCCCACGGGGCATAAGGGGACTAGGCTCCGGAGAAGACGCCGTTATCCATGTACTTGTAAGCCTTGTTTCCGGTGCTGTCGGCGAAGCACTCAACCGTCACCTCGTAGCCGACAACCTCGGAGTCCGAGTAGGTCACGTCGCCGACTTCGGTGATCTGGCCGTCCGGGACGTAAATGCGGATCTTCGCATTGCCGTCCTTGACCTCGAACACATAGGACTTGTGCGGCAGGGAGGTGCCGTTGATGAGCACCTTCTGAAGGGTGCCACTGGAGACGGTCGCGGCGGTCGTGGTCACGTTCGCGTCACCATAGACAGCCTTCAGCACGTCCGTGTTGAGGGTTTCCAGGAACGTGAACTTGTACGACACGTTGTGCTCGGTCTGAACGACCTTGACCGTGTCACCGCCCCAAGCGCGGATCTTGTCCGTGTTGCGCTCGTTCGTCTCGGTGACGCCATCCTCACCGATGTAACCGGCGGCGGCGAAGGCTGCGATAGCCGAAGATGCAGTAGTAGGTGCCGTGGCGCTCAACGCGCCGATCAGGACACCACCAGTAGCCAGCGGAACGCCGGCCACCACGTTAGCGGCAGAATTTGCCATGGGTTTTCCTCCAAGTTTTGGGCAAAAAGAATGCCCTCACGATGGAGGGCAAGAAGGGTTAGATAGCTGCTGGTCTGACGTGCCAACGAACGGTGAACTGGAAGCGCGGCTTGTCAATGTCTGGGTCCGGGAAGTCTTGGACGCCGCCCACAGTTTCGGCCTTGCGGACCCACAGCCCGCCAGCCTCAACACCAGCAGCGGCGAGCATGTAAGCGTGAGCCGTGCGGGCCAGGAGTGACGCGGTCGGGTCATTCGAAGACCAGCACTCAACCGTTAGCTGCGCGGTATCCGAGACGACACCAGTACGCGAACCGCCAGTCAGTGACACCTTGACCATGTTGTTCGGCATCGTAGACGGCACCGAAGTGGCAACCCGATCAGCAAGAACGCCAAGGCCAGCGCGGAGGTAGCCGGTCGCGGCAACGAGGACGTCCGGGGTAACTAGAACCTCAGTCATCAGCCCCCCAGCCTGTCAAAGACGCGCATGAGCGTGTTGTGCTTCGCGTTATCCCGGATCGCTTTGAAGTCGCCCGTGAACACGGTCCCAATCGCGCGCCCAAGAGTCCCGCGCCCGACACCCTGCACCACGGACCCAACATAGCCGGGGCCAGCAGCAGAAGCCGCAGCGTCCACCTTCGATTCGAGCAACTGCACAGCCTCGGGTGAGCGCCGGATAGCCTCAAAGCCTGCGTTATTCCACTTGAACTTCGTGCTAGCCATCAACCCTCCGCAAACTCACAACGGCGCCGGCCTCACGATTCGAGAACATGTTCCGCCACTGTCGCACCACGCCCACAATCTCATAAGTGACGCCGCGGACAATGACCTGATCCTGCGGCTTGAACGGCATGTTGAACGGCCCGTAAAGAGTCGGCTCAACAATCACCCGATCCTGACCAGGCAAGCGAGGCTCAGAAGTTGAGCCCGGATCGAACCCGAAACCCGTCAGTGCAACCGGGGCCGCGTACCCCGCTGTGTCGTTGCCGTAAGCGTCAACCGCGCCGCCCTGATACGCCAGGCGAAGCACCGTCTCGCTCACAATGACACCACAGACGGCGCGTAGGATTCAGAGAACGGCGACGTTGACGGGATCATGTCGATGCTGAACACGCCCCGACTCGAACCTGCGAGCGCAAGCATCGCCAACTCCTCATCCGTGACCCACAACGCCCCCGGCTGGTCACCCCCATACGTCACCGAACCGCCAAACGGGCCCGTGCTCTCCTGCCGTGTACGCACGCCCTCCGGGTTCCGAAAAACCCTTTGGACCATCGACACAACAACATCCATCACATTGCTCAGCAGATCCGGCTCAGCCACGAGGCCGTCATACACCCGCCCGGTTAGGTCAGGGACCTTCGACCGCAGTAGCCGCTCAGCCTTACCAATCCACGTATCAATCTTGACCAAGTCGGTAGGCGCGTCATCGCCAATCCAAGCCGCCACAACCTGATCCGCGGTAGTCCAATTAGCCATGACGCGCCTCCCCGCTACTTCTTCGTGTAACCCGAGTCGAGAAGCGACTCAAGAATAGAATCCGGCACCGTCGAAGCGATACCAGACGGACCGACGACGACCGTGTAGCCCTCGGCTACCGGCGCCGCCTCAACCTTCAAATCAGCCGTAGTAACGGGACGCTTGATAGCCATCAGCTACTAGGCCGCGTTCTTGAAGGCGACGAAGCTGGCAGGATCGTTGACCAGGAAGCCGTATTCGGCCTCAGCCAGGATCGCAACAAGGTTGTTCTCCCACAGGGACACGAGCTGACCGTTGATGGTCACGGTAGCCTCGGTGGAGACGTTGTAGTTGATGCCACCAACGGCGCCCCACACAGCCTGTGACCAGTCGCCAGCGAACCCGTAGGTCTTCGACGTGGCGTCGTAGATGCCGTCGCCGATGAAGGCGTTACGGCCCAGCAGACGACCCTGACGGATCGGACCGGCAGCCTCAGTGAACGGGGACTCAACGAACAGGGGCCGGTTCGAGGTGTCCTTGGAACCGTTCAGAACGGGCTCGAAACGGTTGTCG